GAGTCACGCGAGTTCCTGTCTGACCTAGCACTACTCTTTTCCTTAGTGATGATGTCAGGCATACTCACCTCGTAATAGAACTCTCCATCACGATGATCTTTGACCACAGATATCTCACCTACTGGCAGACCTTGCTCTGTAAGTATCTCTAGCTTGCTTGCTGTTTTGTGCTGATGCACACGCAGGTTAAACTCATGGCATACCTGCATGGCTAGGCTCTTAAGCTTGGGGTTGTCATCCATCTGCTTTTGTGTCGCCTCTTCGTTGGCGAATTGTGATATGTAGTCCATAGCTTTCTCTCCTGTTAAACACGAATTAAATTGTTACCTGACAAGTCTGTCAGCTTGTAGCCCCACTTAGATGTAGGTACAGCCTGCCCATTTGGTATGGGATCTTTATAGTGGAATGCTTCAGGTGTACCCTTGATAAGCAAATCATTCATCTTGCACTCTACCTCTTCCCCACCTATGAGTAACTCTCTAACACTTCTCTTGTAGTCATCGCCTAAGAAGTTATTAAGCCTGTGCGTACTGAAGTTACCCACCTTCTCGTCAGCTATGAGTTGACTAATCCTCCACATACCAAACCAACCAAAGTCACCTTTACATAGTTGAGACAAGAATACCGCATCCAAGTATTTGTTCTCATGCACTAGCTTGACAATCAAGTCAGGTTGTATCTCATGCATAGCATCTTCTCCGTACTCATTCCATAGGTCTTTGTATATCTCAAAGATTCCGTGCGGACTCATTGCCTCAAGCATAGTCATTCCAACTTTCTTAAATGTATCGAATCGCGCAATAACTTCCTTACGCAACTTACGATTCACCGCCCGTGGTTGCAGTACATAAGGCGTCATGGTCTCATGGCTTTCTAAATGAAACCGACCACCTCTGAATACTGGATGTGATTGTTGGCTACCACCTTCCTTCCATCTGTTAGATGATCTGATCAACAAGCCATGATGTGGCAGACTATGTGTCACATAGGGAATCAGCGAACACAAGAATTGAATGTCGCCTTGTCCGTCTGATTTATGTATCTCGATAGAGTTGTCAGGATGAATGCTTGCGAGATGCCTGCTCTGTCTCCCATACAAGTCCTCGCCTTCCTTGATCTTACGTTTCACATTCGTCATGTGAGAGAAGAATAATTCAATGACACCATCCTCCCTCACTCTGAAGTGACGATCTGAATACTTCCTATAACCCAAGTTGTACGCACCATTTGAGTCCCTGTACGGCTTGACCTTCTTGGTATGTTCTATAAGTTTGTTATAGCTTGCGCCTGCAATATCGTTGAATGCCATGATTAATCCTTTACATGTACTAACTTGCCACTAGGAGGAGTCCAATCTTTGTTGTGAGTCACAAGCCACAAAGTTGGTGCGGAGATGTTCCACTCCACGTTATTCTCAAGATACCCGTCGGTAAACACCAACACACACTCTGCGTTGATCTTCTTCTTATTGATGTAGTCAGACACACATGACACCTTAGTTCCACCACCGCCCAAGGGCTTGAGCATCGAACCAATTTGGTCATAGTTGTCTGTGAAGAGTTGTTCACCATGAACCTTGGTATCCCACCACAGAACGCGCACCGCTTCAGGGGACACCGCCTCACATATCGAGACCAGTTCTGATGCGAACACGTTGAGTTCTTCCTGACCAATCGAGCCTGATGTATCAATCGCCACGACCACCTCGCCAATGGTTTCATTCTCCACAGTTGGCAAGTAAATGTCATTGGAGATCACACGCCTATTGAACTTGCGCCATGTGTACTCATCCTTACCCTTACATGCCGATGTCACGAAGTCGCGAAGTACTTCCTTCCAGTCGATCACAGGTGCAAGCATGTCTGTAATTTGTCTAGGCAAGTCAACACCGAGACGACCTGCCAACAACGCGCCTTCACGAATCGCACGATCAATACGCGCATCCATCTCTTTGGCTTCCTCTTGGGTAATGGCTGTCTCAAAGTCATGCTCGTCAAACTGATACTCGTCGCCACCACTACCTGACGGACTATCTCCATCACCCTCGCCTTCCTCACCCTTACCACCCTTGCCACCTTCACACTCCTCCAGTAGCTTGTACACCTCACGCATGTTCATGTTGTGGTACTTCATGTCATAGCACCCACCCTTGGGCAGTTGCACTAGCTGAGGATACTTCTTGCTAATCTCCATGATCATGTCGTTGACCACGAAGTCTGCGGCTTTGTTTGCTTTCTTCATGTCCTCGCGGAACAGATCAATGTTGTGGATCATCTGACGCAATCCAATGTGCAAGTTCTCATGCAAGATCAAGCCATTGACTTCCTCTTGAGTTGGACATACCACTTGTAAGAATGTTCTGCCATACCGCTTGTCTACACCATTGGTGTATGCAGTCACCTTGGGATCATCAACAATCTCTGTTGTACCCATCATCAACACACCTGACCACAATGCGGTCTCGGGATGCTTCATCAGCATGATGTGTCCCTTTTTGATTCGTTGCTCTTCAGTAATCATTATGCTCTCCAGTAAAAAAGATCTAACAGTAATACGATGAGTCCTATCAGTAACAGAACTCGCTCAAACTTTTCCCCTCTTGTGTACATACATCACCTCACATGATCATGTGATTTTCAGTAGCCCACTTACCAATCTCTTGGTTGTAGCGACCAAGCTTGGGCTTGGTGCGCATGATCATCGTGAAGAAGATACTTTGTATCTCTGATGACTTGATACGATTCACGAACTCCATGTAGCTATTGAGATCGTCATGCTTCTCAAGCTTATCGACTGCCTCGAACAGCATCATCACCAATGCACTTACGTTGTCAGGTACGGCTGTCGTCTTAGGATTCTTGACCACATCCTCGAACTTCAGTAACTTACCTTCTACCGCAATGAATGCCGAGATAGATTTGGCAAACGATTCACCTGCAAGACCTGCCAATGCGCCCATCATCGCGTTCTCTGAGAACTTGTCCCGATTAAGAATTACAGGAGAACACTTAGCCAATGAACGCGGAGACACGAACTGCTTGACCGCTGACGATGGCTTGAAGATGAACTCGTTGTCGTTCTGATCAGGATCGAGATAGGATTTAAAAGCCTTGGGGTTCATAGATGCCCAAGCTCGGATCGGTCTAGCAATGCCATTGGCTGTCGCCCATACATTCCATGCGTCATGCGTAGGCTTGCTCATGTGAACGACACAGACACGATTACCAACGTGACCAAGCATCGAGTCACCGACACCATCGCTTGCGTTGTTGCTTGTACCAAACACGATGCTACCCTCGGGCAGAGGCTCGTCACCCACACTACGCTCAAGCATCAAGCGAGTGAAGATGATCTGTAATAGTTTTGGTGCTTTCATAAACTCGTCAAGCATGATCACCTTCTTCTTGCCATTGCCTAGCTTGAAGAGAGACGACACATAGTATTCGAGAGTCTTGCTCGTATGGTTGGGGATAGATGCCGCGATGTCCATCATGTCCTTGACAGGGCAGTCAACATAGATGAAGTCATACTCATCATCACCCATGTCCTTGCGTAGAGAACTTAACAGCGATGACTTACCGATACCAGGCTCAGAGACTACGATACATGTAACATCATTACCTACCGCTTGGATCAGGCTCTTGGTCTCGTTGAAGTCGAGGGACAATTTGAAATTTACTTTAGACATGGTTTACTCCAGTTATGGTTGAGGGAAATTAGGTATCAGCTACGGCTGATGCGTTGTTCAAGACCATCATGGTCAATGTTGATAGTGAATGATTTGTCTGTCTCATCCACAGTCACAGTTGCTTTCTTCAATCCAATAGCAACAATGGCGCATCTGTAATACTTGAGCGTATGATTGACTCGGTTGTATAAAAACAACATGAATCCAAATGCGCACAGCAAAACAATCTCTAGTTCAGTCATACATCACCTTTAATGGTTGGAACTTACTCAACATATCATCGACACTCTCTTTGACAGTTGCGCGGACATAGCTACTCTCACGCAAGTCTTCTAATGAAACTCCATCCAACGCGGCTTCTAGTTGTGCCCGCGCCGTCTCAATCTCGGCATTGTTTGTCAGGTTAAATGCTTTCAGCGTGTCACAGATCTCTTTGGCTTGACTGATCGTTGACTCGTAGATCTTCTTGCGCTTGACCTTGCCATCGTCACCTGCTTCTGCCTCGGTACACGCATTGCTGATGCGTGAAGCAAACAACACAAGACGCTCGCTTGCATCTGCCATCGCTCTGTCAATGATCTCTTTGACCTGATCTTCGTAGTGGCTAGTTAGGTCGTCAGCTATGACTGACGAGATACTTGACCTGAAGTCGCTCTTGGGTACTTGTGTCACAAGCAAACGCATACGGAACTTGGTATCCAATAGGTCAGGCTCAGGGTATTCTGTGCGATCAAACATGTCGCCTTGCTTGAATGCCGCATCGCTAACCATTGAGGGATACTCAGCCTTGAAGTCCTGATACAAAGCCTTGAAGTCTTTCTCTAGTTCATTGAATTCCTTCATGAACTTCTCAAGCCCGACCTGTGGCAATAGGCGCATCTTGCCTGCCCAATCGTACGTACATCTTTGAAGCCAGTTGTAAACAGTCTGCCTGTGGTTGAGAAGCGCCTTGTGCTTGGGCGAGTTGGACAATAGGTTCTTAGTAAACTTGCCTGACTCAGACGTAGCGTTCTTCAAGGTAGTCACCTCGTTAGAGATTTGTCTATCCTGTTTTGTGGCAGTCCATACATTGACCTCTACGCTCACGATCAATGCAGACGATGCAAGTGAGATCACTTGCTTGGGTTGTTGCAGTTCAAAGTTCATTTAAATACTCCGTCAGTTAAGAATGTTTTGTTAATCAAGATTAGTTACATAAATGTAAAACTCGTACTCATCAGGATATGCGTTATACAAATCTCTAATGAAACAGGTAAACTCATAGTCATGAATTGCGTCTCTGCATACCTTGGCTACTTCACCTGCATACCACCATGCCCTGATCGCATGGGTGTTCAGCCCTTCGGGTATCTTCACGCGCCTCGTTGTTAGTTCGACAAATTTCATCGGTATAACCCTCCCTTGTTGTTGATACCCTTGAGGTCGTCAAGGTCTGTGATGAGCATGTAATTGCTCTTGTGCATAGGTGCGACTGTGCGCCTAGTGGTGCGTGACTCATCCTCACCACATGGCATACACAAGTGATACCCTGCGTTTGAACGCTTTGCGGAGAACGTATCTCCGCACCGCGAACAGATTGGCTTCATGCGAGACATGTTTATCCCACAGATTCTGTGTTGACTGTTGAGGTCAGCAACATGTAGTCTTGAGTAGGCAGTCCCTCATGGCTGTCGCCTTGAATACAGAGATGCATCTCATACTCAGCGGTTGGCTTGTTGGCATACACACCGATGATGCGGTTGTTGCACAGAAGTATGTGTACTTCGTAGGGCTGTGCGTTGAGGATTGATTTGCGCAAAATCTCATACACAGTTGGGTGGACATGGAGGTTGTTGCCCAATCCCTCTTGAATGTCGATAGCTAGATCTTTCATACGGCTCATACTGATTCCTTACTGGTTGATAACTGAATGACATCAGGTTTCCCTGACGGACTAAATAGCACTAGAGATCAAATCTTTCTCAAGCGCATACGCTGAGTATACCCTAACTTTACACTTAATGCAAGCTGTTGTATAACTTTCGTCATTAGGACTATCCCTATGGTGGCGGCGCACAACTTCTCTCGCATCAATTCGACTAGCGAACCATTTGCTCAGACGTTGGCACTCGTAGCCCTCGGCTTCATCCTGCAATAACATCGCGCCTCCGCATCTTCCACTTTATGTAGTTGCCATTCACAAGTACCTCGTTCAGCACGAATCCCATGAAGTCATCTTCATCCCAAATGCCTTGGCGCACAAACTCATAAGCCAAGTCGTATCTAATTCTCATGTCGCGTCTCCAACATTCCTATCTAAGATCAAGCGCAGGATTGCGCTACGCATTTCCTTCGTGATATGTTCATCTTTTACCTGACTGTAAATGTTCAGGATCGGTGTTGGTACATCCTCAGTCGCAATGCGCTCCCATATGTGATTGCCTGCAATGTTCTCCCAAAACCAAAACACAGGTGGGTTGTCAGCAAGCGCGACAGTCCACAGGTGCGCGTTCTCCCTTCCAGTTCTGCCTACATCGTTGATCACGACGTAGCCATTGCCTATTGCGTAATTCATAGTGTCCCCTTTGGCTGATGCGTTGTTTACAGGATGTTGTAGCCCTTGAGCCATCTGCGCGTGTCCTTGCCCATATGCACTACGGACAAGTCAGCGAACTCATTGTCGATATCCCTGAACTCGTCAAAGTCAAAGTCAGGGTCGGTTGTGTTGAGTAATAACTCTCTGTCGATATGAACCTCGTCAGAGAACTGAGTATCTGCATCGTATGCAGTATGTTGTGTAGGTACTGCTTTGAACTTGGGTAAGCGCAAAGTCTTACGCACTTGCCTTGGGTATGCCTTATGCATGTCATTGACATCACCCTCGACATGGTAGACAGCGTGGCTGTCAGCGTTGAAACAGAAATGAACTTTCATAATAATCTCCAGTTGTTGCAAAGTTTTTGGGACATCAGCCATCCCTGACGGGCTAACTAACGAGTGGTTGTTATCTTCTCCCAACCAACTGCGTTGATTATAACATTATTAGGGGATAAATCAAGTGTTTGTATAACTATCGTCATTAGTGGTGTCAAAACTAAAAGTGTAAAGTTAGCTTGGAATCGACGAAAAAAACTGGAATTTTGGAATTTAGTAGTAAGGTATTACTTTGTATTGAGAATGAGACGGAAAGTGTGATTGGTACTAGGTTAAAAAGAGCTAATAAGTACTATATATATTACTAAGTTCCAATATTCCAATTATTTTGGAATTTAATTGCTTGGGGAAGAGTGATGTTTGCACACCCATTTTCTTGCTTCGTAAAGTTATGCGATGCGAAAACTTGCACCCTGTGATGAACATGAACGAACGAGGAAACCTCCAAACTGGCTATGTTCACAAAATAAATTGGAATTTTGGAATTTTGCTGTGGATAACCCTGTTTTTCCCTTATAAATCAACAACTTACGCGGTTCCAACTTTGCAAACCAAATTGGAATCTGACTGGAATCTGTGCGCTAAACATTGGAATTCCAATTTATTGGAACAAATTCCAACTTATTGGAATCGGGTTGGAATCTTGGAACCGACGTCAGGGTTGGCTGACGCGTTATTTAAATTACCCTCCATGCGTACGCCCACGCGCACAAGGTCACGCGCGCGAAAACAAAGAACTGGTCTCAAAATTTTGGGACAAAAAAATACCGCCCAATCTTTCGACTGGGCGGTATGGGGTGAGAATGTTATTTAGTATTGTAAGTTGACCAGTAGGCTTTGACCGCTAGCTTATGCTTTGCGCTGTTTGCCGTTGAATCACTTTGACGTTTTTCTGCGGTTGTTGCACGTTTTTCTAGCGTTGCAAAAACCTTTTCAACCGCCATTGTAAAATTGTCATTGCCGTTGCGTGTTCTAGGTTTATCTTTATTGATAATGCGTTTTGCCGCATCTATTAGATCACCCAGTGCATTATGACCATATTTCCGAAATTTCTCTCTAGCCACTGAAACAACAGTATGCAAGGGTTTATTATACTTATCCGATTTTGTATTATTTAATAATCCAAATTCAGTGCCAGTATATGACCATGAAATTTCGGGATTCATTTTGATAATTTCCTTACCCTTATATTTTGTCGCCAAAATTTCGGGGGTGATTTTATCGGGTGAATCAACACTATTCCCAATTTCAATATAAATCCCAGTGTCACCCATATAAAAATAAGTGTCGCCTAGTAATTCAGTGGAACGTAATGCGAAACCCTCATAAAGTTTTGCTTTTACAGTTTCCTCCACTTTATTGGGAAATTCAGGGTGTTTTTCCATTACCCATTGGGCAATAGCTTTTGACCCTTCGCCATGTTTTGCGATCTTATAACCCGCATCTTTTAAGTTGACGGGTAAAGACGTTTCAACGGCTTGTGCGACATTGGTTTTTTTAACTACCATAATATTCTCCAGTAATGTTAAAGATCAGAAATACTGGGCTAGTAGGATTACTGACCCAGTGTAAGTATTATATAGCAAATCCCCTGACCCTGACGACTTATTTAACGCGCCCTTACCCACGCCCACGCACGCACGCCGCTAGGTGCGCCCGAGAACACATAACTGGTATCAAAAGTCAGGGACAAAAAAAAGACCGGGGGGACAAGCCCCCCGGCCCGGCTCAGTGTGGATTAATCACACTGGATTTCGTACTTCACGACCGTTTCGGTCGCGGTTCCAACAGCGATCTTTCGGCATGTTGGGCTGTCCTCTTTCACGTATGCATGAAGTGCCACTGAAAACTCTGGCATTTCGTAGTGATAGTCACGATTGATTGACTCAGCCCAGTCCCTGGTAGTACGGCACTCGCCGTAAACCTCGAGAGCTTTAAGCACGTCAACGATGCGACCTTGCTTGAACGAATCCAATTCGCGCATGCTTATCAAAATCTGGGGCTTTTCGAACCCAGTGTAAATTGACAAACGATTGCGGGGATCCAACAAAGGGCGAATCACTCTTAAGAATGTCGTGATCTGCGCTTTGGCATTAGCCAACTTGATTTTGCCTTGCTTGGCACGTTTGATTGTGTCATCGGCGTCGACATTGGCTGACTTGAAAATGGAAGCAATGGTTGGTTTTTTCATGATTTCTCCAATAAAAACCTGGTTTGTCCCTTTCACTCCATGTGATCGGGTAAGAGAATTATACACCAGATTGAGACTTATAGGGGCACACGCCCAAGCGCACACACGCAACTTGACGCGCCCGCAGACGAATAACTGGTATCAATAGGGCCGAAGCCCTATTGGTTAGATGTAGCGAGTAGTGTGGCTTTGCTCAGCCTTGGACTCTTCACGTACGTCATTGCGTACTTCTTTGTAGACAACGCCTGACAGGAAACCGCCAAGCACTAGGAAGCCTAGGTGCATATAGCCATGACCATAACCTCCGCCCTGCCAACCAACAACAACTAACAATGTGATAACTACTGTAAACAATATATAAGCTAATGATTTCATGATTTTCTCCAGTTAAAAGTTTTTGTGAAAGTATGTGTCGACATCATCAGGACTTGCAATGAAGTCCTTCAGGTTGAATGAACCGCCCTCACCCTCAGTGTGAAAGAGCCAGACCCTATTGTCCTTGGGATAGTAGCGGATGGTGTAGCCCATCTCTTTAGCCTCAATCTCACGATCTCCCATTACTTCTTCAGGGTAAAACCATGCATCTATATATCTAAGCTTTGTATCGTAGGTCATTTGATTCTCCAGTTGTCTGCACCACACCATGTGATGCATTAAGGTTATTATATCCCATACTGGGTTGAATTCCTAGCCAGCCCTCCCAGACCGACCCCCACCCCCCAGATTCCTAAATGGGTCCCCCTCGCCCCCCATACCCCAAGATATGCACAAATAACTAAACAATTTACAAAATGTCGGTACTTATAAACATTCTCCGACGTTTTGTAAGCCCCCCCACCCCCTTCATTTTCCGTCACGGGTATCAAACTAAGCGTATTAGGGAAAACCCCCCCTATAGGATTCCTACCACCCTTTTTAAAATATGTGGTATATTATTTTTGTTGGGTAAGCTGCGCAAAGGATTTTCCTAGCTTGCAGACGAGCGGCTGACCCAACACCTTATTAACGGAGTGCCACTTTTCCTCCTATGCAAGACCTAGTACCAAACATTGATGCTAACGTGCCCCTACCCGCTTCAGCCACAGAAGCGATGCCCGAGCTTTCCGTCAAGGAAGAGCTTGAGATGCGAGGTAGAACAGTCAAGATGCTTGCCGACTTACAGGGTAAACCCGTAGAAGTTAAAGAAGAACATCGAGGGCAAGCCATGCAAGTGGTGGAACAAGTAGCCATGAACAAGGCTGACCCCAATCTTGCCCAATACCCCAATGAAACTATTGCCTACCTAGCTGGTATGGTTGCTCAGTACGACTACATGGTCGTGCGTGAGCTAGTGGATTTAAAGAAATATGTTGTAAATAAGCTACTACTTGAAACAGATAGTCAAGACCCCAAGGTCAGACTCGGTGCGATCAAGGCTTTAGGTGAAGTTGATGGTGTAGATGCGTTTAAGAAGCGCTCAGAAGTCACTATTAAACATAAATCTATGGATGAAGTAGAGCAAGAGCTGCTTGAAACGCTCCAAAGACTCGAAAAACGCACAATTGATGTCCACGCAAAGGTAGTCCGCAGTGAAAATAACGCCTGAGCAAGTAAAAAAGATCAAAGAGTCCGTGCCGTTTATGCCGGACGACGAAAAACGTGCAACTTTGGAGCTTCTAAAGGAGTACGACAACAATTCTGTGCAGTATGTGGGCAAAGACTCACTATTAGAGTTTGCAAATCACGTATATCCGGGCTATATCGTAGGCCCGCACCACAGAAGACTAGCCAGAATCTTTGAAGAGATAGCAGAAGGCAAGAAAAAGCGGGTTATTGTCAATATTGCACCGCGTCATGGCAAGTCTGAACTCATTTCTTACCTAGCACCTGCATGGTTTCTAGGTAAATACCCTCATAAAAAGGTCATTATGGCCTCTCACACAGCAGATTTAGCGACCAATTTTGGCCGTAGAGTACGTAATTTGGTTGGTTTAGATGCCTATAAAGACATCTTTCCGCAGGTCGAATTGCAGGCCGACAGTAAGTCTGCATCACGTTGGGGGACAAATTTCAATGGAGAATATTTTGCAATTGGTGTTGGTGGCGCTCTGGCTGGTCGTGGTGCTGATCTTTTCATCATTGACGACCCACACTCTGAGCAAGAAGCTAAAACAGGCCGCCCAGACGTGTTTATACCTGCTTGGGAATGGTTCCAGTCAGGCCCTTTGCAGCGTCTTATGCCGGGGGGCGCTATCATTATCGTGATGACAAGGTGGTCTAAACTTGACTTAACTGGGCAAATCATTGCTCAAATGGGCCGAGAAGAGGGGGTAGACCCTTGGGAAGTGGTTGAGTTCCCAGCCATCTTAGATGACAAACCGCTGTGGGGAGCGTTCTGGTCTATTGAGGAATTGCTGTCTAAAAAGGCAGGTATGGACCCTCGCTACTGGCAAGCCCAGTACATGCAGAACCCCGTATCTGAAGAAGGCGCACTAATTAAGCGTGAGTGGTGGCAGATCTGGGATCAAGACGATCCCCCCATGTGCGAGTTCACCATCATGTCTCTTGATGCGGCGCAGGAATCTAACAACCGCGCTGACTATAACGCTCTGACTACTTGGGGTGTGTTTTACAACGAAGAGACAAAGAACTACGCCATCATCTTACTCAACTCTATTAAGAGACGACTTGAATATCCAGAACTTAAGGCTCTGATACTAGAAGAGTACAAGGACTGGGAACCTGATGCGTTTATTGTAGAAAAGAAATCTAACGGCTCAGCTCTCTATCAAGAGTTTAGACGCATGGGCATACCTGTTGGAGAGTTTACTCCGGGTAAAGGACAAGATAAGATCGCACGGGTGAATGCGGTGTCTGCGCTATTCCAAGGCGGGGTAGTGTATGCACCTGATCGCAGGTGGGCAAGAGAAGTTATTGAGGAGTGCAATGACTTTCCGTCCGGCACTAACGATGACTTAGTTGACTCAACAACACTAGCACTCATGCGGTTTAGACAAGGTGGGTTTATCAAGCTTGCAAGTGACGAGCCTGATCCAATACCACTATTTAAGAGTAAGCGTGGCCAAGGCTACTACACAGTTTAAGGATAAATTATGGCAACGAGTTTTATGGACAAAGGTTTGTATCAAGCTCCCTTGGGACTTGAGATGGAACAAGCTGACCCAATCGAGATTGAGATTGAAGATCCCGAGAGTGTACGTATTGGCATGGATGATATTTATATTGACATAAAACCACAAGAAGAAACCGCAGAAGAGTTTGATGCCAATCTTGCCGAATACATTACTGACTCTGCACTTGCTACGCTTGCATCTGAATTAGTATCTGACTTTGACAAAGACCAGAATGATCGCAAAGAGTGGATTCAAACTTACGTTGATGGTCTAAAACTACTAGGTTTGAAATACGAAGAAAGAACAGAGCCTTGGAACGGAGCTTGTGGTGTGTTTCACCCCATGCTGACAGAGTCTGTTGTTCGCTTTCAGAGCGAAGGCATTATGGAGACATTCCCCGCCTCCGG